CTAGAACACCAGTTGCACTCCAACTTGGCAACATGGAGTGAGTTGGTACGACAATCCCCGCTGAACCGACTACGCTTCTACGACGCACAGTTGGCTAGAGGCATTGAGGTAGACCGTGAACGTGTAGCCGAGTTAGTGCGTGAGGCTGGCCCTGCTGCTGTGCTGTCTGACCGTGACGCGATTGGGCTTGTGAGACAGTTATGGGGCGAGCGGGCTGTGGAGAAATTAAAACGTGCAAATTCCCCCGCTAAACAAGTACAAAAGTAATCAAATATGGTGGCAAATATGGTTGGGCAGAGCGATCAACGAAGCAAGGAACGAGGTGGAGTACGACGCTACCTTGATACGGTCACGCCGGAGGAATACACGCCGCAGACGGGTGAAGTTGACCTTACGGAACTCTCGCTCACCGGGCTTGCCGACCTGTACGGAAGCGACAAAGGCAACATCAAGCACGGCTACACCAAAGTCTACGAAAAACTTATAGCCGAACTAGCCCCGCACAAACGCTTCCCGTTACAGATCGCAGAGATTGGGGTGGCGTGTGGTGCCAGTCTGCGTATGTGGGCTAACTACTGCCCTACGTCGGTGATATGGGGTTTTGACATACGCCCCGAGTGCGCCAACCTGTGCAAAGACTTGGACAACGTGCGTATCCAAATCACCGACCCCCGCCAATACTCCATGCCCGCCAAGTCACTAGACCTGTTGGTAGACGACGGTAGTCACATTGTGGAGGACATTATCGGCACCATGATCGTGTGTGCAGAATGGGTTAGACCGGGTGGGTATTACGTCATTGAGGACATGGCCTGCACGTACAGCGACCAATACCGCGATAAATTTAATCGGCACTTTGGTCAAAACCTCGCCAACGACCGCACTTTGCTACTGCGCTACATAGACGAAATTATGCGCACCATAGACTCGGGCGGTGGCGTGTGGTCAGAAATGCGTTATACCGGCCAACTCTGGGTGCTAAAGAAACGATGAGACACGCCGCCCGCCGTGACGGTAACGATGCGATCATCACCGAGGCACTACGCAAAGCCGGGTTTACGGTGGTGGATTACGGCACGGCTGGGCAAGGCATCCCCGACAAACTCGTTACCCGCCTACTCCCTGACGGACTGCCGTGGGTGTGCTGGGTAGAGGTAAAGATGCCCAAGGGCAAACTGCGTGAGGCGCAGGAGGCGTTCCGTAGGGTGTTTGAGCCAAGGGGTGAGTGGTACGTAGCCCGCGACCCCGAAACCGCCGTAAAAGACCTATACGACGCTTACACGGCTTCTATACGGCAGGAGCAGTTACGGTAGCAGCGCCTTACGATTGCCTTTGTAGTGGGTAATCGCGTGTTTGGGGAACTGCTCGGCAAACTCGGGCAGACACGCAAACTCATGTTCGGGTAGATATTCCACCCACGTTGAGGGCAGGGAGTCCACGTAATCGCGTAGCACTTCCTGATCGCCGTACCAGACTTTGTACTTGTCCGGCAGTACGTCATAAAGCGCGGATAGTTCCTCCCACGCTGCGGAACTGGCTGTAACGGTACAGCACCCGACGTAGGGGTAAGCCTGATCCAGCGTCTTGCCTGCGTGTTCGGAGTAGTCCTGACCGCGCTGGCGCACGTTAAACGACGCATCCCGGTTAAACGAACGCCGACACACCGCAATGTGTGCGTTACCAAGCAGAGCAGATGGGAAGATTGGGCGATGCACGATCATGTCGGTATCTAGGTACATGGCAGGGTCAGCCAGCCCTAATTCGCTAAATCCTCGGGTACGCCATTCCATAAGAAAACGCACATCACCCTCGGTCGGGGCTGTCCATGTCACGCCCTCTAACGTCGGGGTGTGGTGGTCGGTCACTTGGATGATTTCCGCGTGCGGGTTATGTAGCCGCAATGAGTTAACCATCTTCTGCGGCATGGAAATATCCGCACCCACATGGAAAAACACGAACGTACTCATAGGTTGAAACCCTATCATGTGAGCGGTACTATCGCTACGGGAGGCCTGTGTTATGGCAAATCACAATGACGCCGCAGAATTTGTAGGAGTGTTGTTGCACAGCAGCACAGCCGCCCACTTTTTGCACCTCAACACGGCGTCATACGCCGCGCACAAGGCACTCGGCCACTACTACGAAAACATTGTAGGGTTGGCTGATAAGTACGCAGAGGCGTATCAGGGTCATTACGGCATCATCCCGTTAGACAAATACCCCGAGGGGTTCAAGGTACAGAAGGACGCCGCTGCCTACGCCAACAGTTTGCTGACGTTTGTTAAAGGCATCCGAAGCGACCTACCCAAAGACACCGACCTACAGAACATCATTGACGAAATAGTAGGCGAAATTGCCGCCCTTTCGTACAAGTTGGAGCGGTTCAAGTAAATGGCCGCCGACCGCAGCCGCCTTGCCGCTGCCCTTGCACATCAAGAGGAAAAGCGCCGTCGTTTTGCAGAAGCAACCGGCCAGTTAACAGACCGGGAACGCATGGAATTGGCGCTTGCTGATGATCGCAGACAGCGCCAAATAGCAGGTGAAACCGCCCCGACTCTTGAGGGAGAGGTGCAACGCCTGACCGGCCTGCAACCAAACATGGAACGCAGCAACATCCTGCCGTTCTACAGCCAAGAAACGGGCCTAGTGGCCCCGCAATTTGTATATGACGCAGCCAAGGCTTTTGTAGCCCCCGGCTACACCGCCCGAGGTGGTCAGGTTGATCCTGCCGAAGCAATAAACGTCGCCGCTAACGTCATGGGCGGCTCTATTGGCGGTTCGGCGCTTGCCCCCGTGGAAGGCGTTGTCGCTGGCATGGGCGCATCGCGTAGACCGAAAAAGGTGACTTATGAAAGACGACAAGAAGGCCCATTCCTCCGAATCCGACAGGCAGAAACGGGTGCAGGCCAGTCTAGCCCGAGCGCGGGAAACGTTAGCCCGAATGGACAAAAAGTACGGCAAACCCAAACCGTTGTCGGAGGAAGAAAAAGCGTGGCGCTGGCGTCACCTGATGCGCCACCGACAGTTTCTGGACGACGTTTAACACCTGCACAGGTCGCAACCCAATACACCGAAGCGGAATTTGGAACGCCATACAAATTGCCGAAAAACCCGCCAAGTAGCCTGCAAAAACAGGCTCCGATTGGGCGCATTTTTTTAGAAGCAACCAAAGAATCGCCGCAATATAAGGCTGCAACGCTTAAATCTTATGAGCGAGTGATGCCGAAAGTGCTGGAGCAGGCAAAAGTAAAAAGTTATGACGACTTGCTGGAAAAGTCATACGTTCAAATTGCTAAAGAGGTCAAATCCCAGTTTGATGCGTTGCCAATATCTATGTCTTACTACCGAGGCGGCGAAGGTTCGTACAAAAGCAGTAAAGAACTTTTTGAGGACATAGATAAACGCGGGCATATGTTCGTTTATCAGGGCGGTGATCCGCACGATTTTCTTGGACAAGCCGACCCTGACACCGGCCTTTCGTACAACGAAATGTTCCGTGCCGTTCACGACTATTTTGGTCACGCCGTACACCGTAACCAATTTGGCCCGGTAGGCGAGGAAACAGCGTGGGCGGCTCACAGCCAGATGTTTAGCCCGCTTGCCCGCATCGCTATGAGCAGCGAAACCCGAGGGCAAAATAGCCTCGTTAATTACTCGCCGCTTAACGCTGAATTAAAATCAGACATTCTAGAAATGGACGGGCGAATTGCATCGGCTCGCCAATATGGGTACGACGAGGCCGATATTGCCGAAATGAAACGTGAACGGCAGGAATTGTTCAACAATTTTCAATATGCCCCGCAAAAGTCGGTGGTTCTGCCTGCCGAAATGCTCCAGATTGATTACATGGGGGCCATGCCAGCCGGGTTTGAAGGGTTGATATTGCCCGACCCCGGCACCGCTACCTCGTTACCGTTGACGCATTACAGTCAAAGCGCCTCGCTAACGCAGACCGATCCTACCCGTTACGGCACCGGCATCAAGGGGCAGGAAGCAGCCCGATTGCGCCAAGCGCCAGATGTGCGTGAGCGCACGTATTTTTACACCGGCAAACCCGGATCGGTGCGCCCAGAGGCAGGGCTAGGCTCAAATGTTTACACCGCGCAGGGTGAAAACCTCTACAACATGAGGCAAGACCCGGCAAAACTTGGAGTGCTGGCTGATGTGGTTAATACCACTTCCCCGCTTGCGCGTATGAATCCCGGGGGTGTTGATGACTTCCAACGCGCTAACGATTTTGAGCGTTTAATGCGAGCCTACGGGTACAGCGGTTATTACAGCCCCGAGGCCAAGGTCGCGACGGTGTTTGAGCCCATGAACGTTCGGCTTGCTAAAGCGTTAAAACGCTGACTCTTTAACTATTGTTTCATTTGTGCATAAATAAGCCCTATGCCAAGACCTAAAGGATCGCCCAACAAGGCAACCGCAGAGGCTCGGGAAGCAATAGCCCGTCTAGTAGACGGCAATGCTCACCGCCTTAACATTTGGTTAGACGAAATCTACGAAACCAAAGGTGCAGAAGCCGCATGGCGCTGCATGATGGATGTGATTGAGTACCACGTACCCAAACTCGCACGCCACGAACACACCGGCAACAACGGCGACAAGATCAAGGTACAAGTCACGTGGATGGCTCCCGAGTAGTCATACCCTACCGCCCTCGCAAGGCGTTTATGCCGTTCCACAATCGGACGCAACGCTGGGCGTGTCTTGTGGCGCATCGTCGCGCAGGTAAAACAGTCGCAGCCGTCAACGACATTATCCGTGCTGCCGTCGCCTACACAGGTGAGCGTGGTCTGTTCGCCTATATCGCCCCGTATCGCAGCCAAGCCAAGGCCGTTGCGTGGCAATACTTCCTAGAGTTCGCCGCACCCATCACGCAAAGCAAGAACGAACAAGAACTAACACTCACCCTGATCAACGGCAGTCAGATACGCCTATACGGCGCTGACAACGCTGACGCTATGCGCGGCTTGGGTTTCTCGGGCGTGTACATGGACGAATACGGTGACTTTAAGCCGAGCGTATTCGGGAACGTCATACGCCCTGCCCTGTCAGACAAGCAAGGGTGGGCGGTGTTTGGCGGTACGCCCAAAGGCAAGAACCAGTTTTGGGAAATCTACGAAACCGCACAACGCCTACCGCATGAATGGTTCCTGTTGCGCCTCCCCGCCTCATCCAGCGGGTTACTTCCACAGGGCGAACTTTCAGCCGCCCGAGCGCAGTTGGCCGAGGATCAGTACTT